ATGTCATTCCTAAAGAATTAGCTACTTCTGCTATTGTTCTAAGGTTAAAAACTGTGGCCAATTCACCAGAAGCGCCTATAAGTTTATCATCACCTACAACATAGTCTACTATTTGTTGAAAATCCCTTACAGTAGGTTCTTTCTTGTTTCTATATATAGTTATAGCAGAAAGAGCTTTATTTATAAAGCAATTCATCATTAACGTAAACCAGCACCCTGATGGTAATCCATGAGTAGTCGCCCACAATTCATCACCTACTAAAACTACTGACTCAGCAGCAGTATGCACTAAGAATTGCGGCATATAAGTATACGAACCTTTATAACGCTTTGCTAATGTTTCGCCAATTTTATCCATTAATCTTCTCATTATAGAACCATCCCATTTTGAAAAATCTATGTCACCTGTGACATCACACACTTTAACCGCCTTAGCGATATAATCAAAATCCAAATATGGATTTATTCCAATCCCGACACCACTAGTTAATCGATGTTTGGCAAGGTGTGCTAACAAATTTCCAAAAATTCTCTTACTCCAAACTATATGAGCAAGAGGCATTATGCGAAAAGTACGAGGTGCTGTCAATTTATCCTCAGTTCTAAGCTCGTCCTTAAAACTTTCTACTGTAAGAATCGCTCTTGGATCGAGCGGCTCTTCGCCTTTTGCCATGGAATCTAACTCTTTTAACTTTTCATGCATAGTTGGCAATATAACTTTGTTTTCATAATCAAAGTAATCCTTCTTGTCTGGTAAATAACCATAACCATTCGCCGTATCCTTAGCAATAGGTCGAATATCTTCATTGCCAAATACTGCCTCTTGTAAATCTAAGTCATCGAAATCACATAACAAACTATCTATACACTGAGCAGCATATTCCAACTCTTCATCTGATAAAAATCCTTGATGTTTAAAACTCTTTTTACTCAGAGTCTGCATAGTAGTCTGTGGAGTACCGAATGCATTAAATACGGGAGGATGCTTTTCTCTAATTGACGTTCGAGGTACAGGCGTCAATTCGTTTTTATCTTTTAACACTGCGTTCTTTAAATCTTTTAAAATCGGATTATTACTCTCATGAAATATAGTAGGTGTTAATGATGTTTTACCTGACACGTGTTTTGCCGTTATTGCATCTTTTTCATATCTGATTCTAAAACCTGATATATTGGGATGTATTTTAGAATCTGGATCTCCTATAAAACACGTTTTCTCGTTTAAAGTTTCCTTCATCACTCTAATAGAATCAGATCCAGGTCGTGCTGCTATACCAACACTGCCGTCTCCAGCCACATGAAAACCTTGTAAGTTTCCTTGACAATCTAAAACAAGAGAACCACACAATGATGGAGCTGAAAATGGTGTTTCCCATTTATCTTCAGTAAGCGTTATTTGAGTACGATATGTAGAATATGTAACTTCATATTTAGCTTCCTTTAATGTAGCTCCCAAGGTTAATCGATGTAGTCCATGTGGGTTAACGTAATAAAAACGTGGATTGGAAAACGTTGGAAATAAACGGTGAACATCATATGTGCGATATGCAAATACTAAATTCATCTTATATATAGCCATATCACATCTCGGGTTAGTATACACTAGGGATATATCTACATCTTCTCTTTCTTTATGTCCTGCATCGTAATGCGCTAATGTCTTGTAGATGTCTATTCGATTAAACTCAACGTGAAGTGGTAAAATAATATGTTTTC